GTCTTCGAAGCGGTTGTCGGTCAGCATATCGGTCAGACGTTTCCGGGCGATCTCCTCGAAACGGCGGGTTGCCGACAGAATCTTTTGAAACGCCAGCCGTTTCGCTTCCGGGAAAAAATCAATGATCTCGTCCAGCAGAGTCGAGGTCGCAAGGTCGATGGCATCGCCGGCCATGGCCGCCCCGAACTCTTCGTCGGTTACATTTTTTGAATCGCATTCCGGTTTGCAGACGGCGTACAGCACATCCACCAGCATCACGGGATCGGTCGAAAGTCGTTCCAGCAGTTTTGCGGTCGGCTTATTTTTCTCGTCCAGTTCGATGATGGAATTCAAATCCACCCCGCAGAGCGCGCGGACGCGTTTGATGGCTCCGACGTTGACCGCCAGCATCCATACGCGCCCGGCATTATCGGTAAAACTTTTCATGTTAGATATATCCTTATATATAGAGTTAAAATGCCTCCATAGACGTTCTTCAGAGGCACTCAGACATTTTCGTCACCAAGTGCATCTTTCAACACAATGGCTGTCTGTTTCCTGCAGCGTCCTGCAAGCACCAATAAATAACTATTTCCAGCTCGGCGCACGGGCGGAGATGGTGGGTTTGGCGGTTACGGACACACTCATGGCTTCTTCCAGCGGTTGTTCGATGGAAAATCCGGTAATCACCCAGTCGGCATCCAGTCCGTGGCCGTCGCCGTCGGTAACGAACAACGCTAATGGCGTGTTGGCAAAGTAGGCATCTTGAAATGCGGTAAAATCCGCATCTTCGGTATCATACAGCAAGCCAAACTCCAAACTGGCCTCCTTCAGGGTGGTTACCGACAGTTTCCAGCCGTTGGCCGCCCGGGTGGTGACATCGGCATTGCCGGATTCAAGGTTTAAGGTTAAATCTTTAATATTTTTTACTTCGGCAGCTCCGGCGGTTCCGGCGGTGCCACGCAGAAGTTTGGCATCTAAGCCAAGTACGATTGCCATGGTAAAAATCTCCTTAATTTTATGGTTTTACACTGTCTGCCCACAGCTTCGGCAACTGCGGCGCTACTTTCACCAGCGTCGGACTCATTAACGGACGCCTGGGATATTTTCTTCGACGATACATGCCGCCGAATTCATGAGCCGTCATCGAAATGCCGATAAAACTTTTTGCCGGCCCGATGACCACCGCCATGCGGTGCTTTTCCACGCCGAACAGAATCGAACGCTTCAGCAATCCCCGCCGGGTATGCGGCGGAGAACCCGTGGCAGAGGAATTCCGAGACTTGAACACTTTGTTCCGTGCCGCCTTACGGGTATAAGCTCCGGCGGAACGCAGAGCTTTTACTCCGCCATTTTTTACCGCTTTTTTGACGGCTTCGGCATCGAATTCAACTCTGACTTTCGTTTCAATCATGCTAAAGCACCAGTTTAAAAGTCAATTCGATTACACTGGTGAACTGACGGCGTTCCCGCAAGTGTTCTGCCGAATAAATCGGGTCATACGCCACACCGACACACATGGCACCGCCAAGTTTCTTATTTAAAAAACTCAAACCCAGCGTTTCAACAAACGGCAGCATGGCCGACAATTCATCTTCACTGCAGCGTTTCAATACGCCGATTTGGATTTTGATTAACTCCTCGTGAGCGGTTCTGGTCAATGCCTTGTATTCGGTGGAATGCGGTGCGACGACAATTCGCATAGTCTCTAAATTACGCAAATCGAACTCCGGTGCAAACCGCACTTCAGCATGATATTCATGCAGTTTATCCGCCACCAAATTGGCAAGGTTCAGAATTTGCGACATGATTACCTCCGAATAAATTCCATCACTATATTGCCGACGGCGGCCAGCAACGCAATCAATGCCGCACCTAAGGCCGACATCATCGTTTTCTGCAAATCGACGGCCGGTTTACACGGCGGATAATGGTGCTGCTTGTCTTCAAAGTGCATTTTCACCATTCCTTTTAGCTCCGCAAGTTCAAGCCGTGACTGATTCAGCGCCTCCCAAAGGTCGCGGTGATTGGGAATTTCATTGTCCGGCATAGGATTCCTCCCATGGCAATTCGGGTATCATGGCAAGTGCCGCGAGCATTTTTGCCTTCTGATTGCTGGTAAAGTAACCGCGAACAAAGCGATCTTTCGGACGTCCGGTAATATCGGAAACCTCATATGGTCTGCCGCGTGGCTGGAAATTTTCCAAATACACAATTTTCCCCGCCGCACGGTTCAGTGCTTTCGAGCTTTCGTCCAGACGCTCGCAGATCATTTTCAAGAATCCAGTGACTTCTTCAGGAAATCTGCCGTCTCCAGCTTCGACAACTTTTCCAACCACCTTGGATGCCTGTTCGACATCCAGTTGCGGATTCACCGCACCGCCGTTGTGCCAGTAATCATACAGGGCGTGATAACATTCCCGCTGGTACAGTTCAATGATTTCCCGGCGCTTGCCGCTATAACGACTGGCCGAAACCTTGAACAGCCAGCCGTTCAAATATTCCAGCGGAAGACAGATCATTTTATACGATTTTCCATCGGAACCAGTTGAGGTCATGACGACCCTAACTGAGTTCAAAACAGGGTCATTCGCAATATTCCGTTTCTGACAACCCCAATCCAAACCAATCGCTTCTGCAATTGGTTTCATAGCCACATACTTCCTGCTGTTTTTCACAATGGCAAGAATTTCATCCCCGTGAAATGGAATCCTAATAATTTCGTTCATTTACTCTCTCCTGTTTCTTTTGTGTGAATCCGTCTCGTCCAATGACAAGTTCCAGACCATCGCCATACCGGTTCGCCGTTCGGCGCAAGCACCTCATATCGAAAGCCGTTGTAAATGATGGAGTCTCCTTGTTCGGGTTCATTGGAAAGTTCGGAAGCCGCAATCAGAAAATCACGGCTCTCAATTCGGACGGTCACACCGTACTGGTCTTCGGCACGGAACACGGTTCTGCCCGGCGTCACGTTGACCGGGATTTGCTCTCCGTTCCGGCGGACATAAACCGCCGGAACGGAAAGTTCCCTCAGACGCCGGGCTTCGAGCCAAGCCGAAGCCTGTTCAAGCATCCCCATTGTTTACGCTCCGGCGATGATTCCGGCGGTGCGAAGTGCCGCAAGCAGTGCGTTCAGTTGCGTTTCAACACTGGTGGCAGTACCTCCAGCCAGTGTGCAATCCGTCACCGCCGCACCTTTTTTTACGAGTCCGAGCGCACTCGCCGTGGCTGCGGAATACATGGTATTCGCATCAATGTCATGAGGAACATTGAGAAGAACTCGCACCAGTTCATCGGCGGACTCGGCGGCAAGAACCGCTTTGCCCAGATACGGGTTTCCGGTGGCAGTTGTGGTTGCCTTGTGATTGGTGGCGTCCCAGTAAACAGCGGCGCCGACCGTGACTGCCCCGGTGGCTTTCGCCACATCGAAAACGCCTACCACGGCGAGACTTCCAAGAGTATCGGCGGCAATATCCAGCCGCGCAATTCCGACCAAACTTCCCAGAACCACAACGTCCCCGGCGGACACCGCCCCGGACGGACGATAGTCGATGGATTTGCCTTCCTGTTTGAAACAAGCGATCATAAGAAAATTCTCCTTAAAATTGATGATTGAAAAGTTCCGGGCGGATTTTTCACCGCCCGGAGGGGTTATCAGTTGGCGGAACCGTTGGATTTAACCATGCCGCGATGATCCTGCTCTCTCACACCGAGGTCGAAATAGACGCGAAACCAAAGTCCAAGCGTGTTGAAATCGGTCTCGCCGCGCTCAACGGTCGGGGTGCGTTTTCCCTTCAAATACCCGATTTCCCAGGTATCGACCGTGCGGGGATCGCCGAAGAGATACCATCCGGTCTGGGAGTTCCCGTTGTAAGCGGAATTGCCGAGGTACGGCGAACTCACAACCTGCAGGTTTTCATCCGCGAGCACGTTCAGCGCCGGACGGACGGTGGCGTCGGTTCCGCCTCCCATGATGAGCGTCGCCCCCTGCGTCAGCTCGATGGCAAGGTGCTTCAGCGCGGTCGGAACAAGCAGGAATTTCGGTTCGACGCTGATCGGCTGGCCGTCCGCGTCCACCTGGTCGAGAAACAGCTGGATCGCCTTTTTGAGTGAATCCGCTCCGAGCGCGGAAGTCGCGCCGGTCAGCAGATTCTTATGCCCCGCGTGGAACAGCGTTTTCCCGTCCGCCTGAGTCGGGTTCTGCAGAAGACGCGAGAAAAACAGCTGGTCGATGAGACGCGCCGCGCGGTTGCCCATCGCGGTCGGAACCTTCATGAATGCGCCAAGATCGTCGTTGATGATCATTTTGCGGGTAAGGCAAAAACGCTTCCCGTAGGTGTCCAGCTGGTTCTTTGCGGATTCCTCAATCAGTCCTCCGTCCTTGATTTCGCCGTCGGCGGCAATGGGGAGCAAATCGCCCACGTCCGTCAGACGGAAGCGGTCGTTCTCCTTGAAGTCGTTGAGGTCGCCCGTCGAACAGAGTTTGGTCGCAATCACCGGCTGCGCCTCGTAGCTCTGAAGCAGTTTCTTGTTCGCCACATTGCTCAGGATACCCGGCAGACTGACGCTGGAAAACGCCGCACGGATGGTCTCGTTGTCAAAACCACGGCTGTACGGAATACCGTCCAGTTTCATGCACTCGACGAGCAGCTGACGAAGCGGCATATCCATGTCCTGCATTCCGGCTTCGACCGTCTGCGCTCCGTAGGATTTTTCAAGAGAATTCGCATCGACACCGCAACGGAGGCACATCGCCGCTTCAATGGTTTTTCGCATTTCGCTCCCTTCGGGACGCGCCTTCACGCTGATGTGGACGTTCGCGGACGGACGTTCGGCGCGAATCATTTCCAGCACCTTTTTCGTGGTGACTTCAGGAGTCCAGCCGCAGCTCACAGCCTGTTTCTCGATTTCGGGATAATCCCCGGCGCAAATCGTTTGAATGGCGCTCACGCGTTCGCGTTCGGCGGCGACTGCGGCTTTGGCCGCGGCGTGAATGTCGATGCCGCTCGCCTGAATCGCCGGAGGAACGGCTTCGCCCTTCGCCTTTTTTTCGGGATCGCAGTCGGCGGCTTCGGCGGTCTTGCCATCGTCTTCCGACTTCTTTTTTTTCTCTTCGTCCTCCGGTTTTTTTTCCGGCTCGACGGGCGGCACAACCGGCTTCTTTTCTTCGGTTTCGGTCGCGGCGATCACGGGTTTCTTTTCGATTTCGGTAGTCATGGAATCTCCTTCAATGGTTTTGGAAAGGTTGAATTTCGCGGTAACTTTCATACTCGTATGGGCGTCCGCGCCCACGGCGACGACGCTCACCTCGCGAAGCGTCGATTTCCTGACATGGTAGAACGGACCGTCGATGGATTGCCCATTCACCTCACGGCTGGATTTGACCAGCTCGCATTCCCTCACGTCCGCGCCGATGGAGAGCTGCCAGTCCGCTCCCGCCTTGCTCTGCGCGACGATATCGGCGGCGTCCCTGCCGTCCGAAACAATTTCGCCGGAGATTTCCAGCGCATTATTTTTGACGCTCGCCGACACCATGCCAACTCGCGCGTCGGTCTTGTTTTCATGGTTCGTGAGTAGCGGAACGGTGTCGGGAATTTCCATTCCGGACAAATCCACCACGACCGGATGTTTCCAGCCCGGCAGATTCATTTTACCGCCCGAATATGCGATGCCGACGACTTTCGGTCTCGCTCCTCCGGCGGCTTCGATCAGAGTAAATTCACTCATCAACGGGTTCCTTTTGTTCTGAACCGTCATCCGGTTCGGGTTGTTGTTCCGGCACGGGCTGGTCGTTCGCAATCGGAATTTCCAGTTCGCGCATCAGTTTGATTTCCTTGGCTCTCTGCCGGAGAACCGACATATAATCGCGTCCGTCCTTCGCGCACTCGGCCGCCAGCGTCGTGGTATTGTTTTCCAGACGAATCTGCTGTGCGTTTGCTTCCTTCGTCGGATCGACGTGAACGAATCCGTCCCAGAACCATGTGTGACGCGGTGTACGGCGTTCCATCGGATTTCCTTCGGCAAACGCATATTCCTGATACCACAAATCAAAAATGTGGTTCAGCACTTCCGTTTCCCAGAAGGAGCGGTCGACCAGAATGCTTTTGTGGTAGAGCTGGTTATCCAGTCTGCCCGACGCATAGTTGTGACCGCTGAAATCTCCCGATACCATGCCGTAGGTTGACACCGCGCACCGGGCGATTTCCGATAGAATAATTTTCACGAATTCACCGTGATTCGCGGTCGGCTGCTTCGCATCCAGCTGTGCCATTTTCCAGCCCGCCGGAACGGTCAGCATCATATTCCGTTCCAGTTCCAGCGAGTCCATCGGAGGCACGTTCGCCGCTTCACCGTCCGGCGGAGCGTCCGTATAAAGGATTGCCGCGAAATCTGCCGCCGCTTCAGCCGCGCTCAGAACCGCAAGATTGTATCTGCGGAGCTGGGCGAACAGCGGCAATGCCGCCGAAAGTTCGGGAACGCCGCGATGCAGTTCCGGGCGGTCGGGACGGTAAATATGAATCATAAATTCCGCCGGAACGTGAAACGCCTCTTCGCCCGTGGCGAATTTCACATCGCCCGGATGGTATTTCAGCACCCGGTAATCGACCGGGTTACCCCACTGGTCGTAGGTAATTCCGTCGACGCTCGTATCGTCATCCATCCAGCGCAGTTCGCCGGACACCCGGTCAGCTTCGATCAGCATGACATCCATTTTTACCGGATGCCGCACTTTCGGATTCGTCGCCATCACCGCGAACGCCTCGCCGTCCTGACAACGGCTGATTCGCATCATCCGCAATTTTGGAGCGAGTTTCACGGCTTCCGCCCACTGTGCGAATTCCTGTTCCACTTCGTCATTGAACGTTTCGTTCTCCGAGAGAACCTGCAGTCGCGGCCCCGTTCCGATTGTGTCGTTCGCCAGCATCTGCACCAGCCCTTTTGCATATGAATTGTTGGCAATTTCATATCGGGAACGCTGGCGCAGGACTTTACGGATTTCCGGTCTTGCCTCCTGGTCGGCTGACAGGTAATCCGCCATCGCCCAGTGACGAACGTTGTCCTTCGTGGTCTGCGCCGCGTCAAAACGGGCGGTGAGCGTCCGGTGGAAATGCGCTTCGGGAGGTGTCCTCGTTCGGAACATCGTTTTGATTTTATCAAACATTTTACGCTCCCGAATGGTGCATCTGCGTGATTTTTAATCCCGTTCCGCGACTCCGCATCACCTTTTTCTTTTCGAGGTATTCATCCGCGGCAATCTGTTCAGGCAGTGAATGCTGTTCGACCTTCTGCCCGTCCACCTCCGCCGACTTCGGTCCGGCGGCATTCCGGCGGATGCTTTCTTCAATGTTTTCAGTTGTTTCCGGCATAAAGCTCCTTATTGTTACTGTCATTGAAAGTAGCCTCCACGGAGGCTACTTTTTCCAGCTCGTCAATTCGATGTCCGATCCATGCCATCACGTTGACACACATGCTGTTGCCGCATGCTTTATATCGCGGTGCGTCCGGACATTCCTCTTCCGGTTTGCCTTTCCACGGGATGCGTGTGTGATTGTCTGGGAATCCCATCAGTTTCTCGCACTCAACGGGAAGCAGACGGCGGACGGTCGCATTCTGGCAAACGCCCATCACTCCGGTGCAATTTTGAGTGTAGGCGACTTCCTCTTTCGCACCGATTCCATTCCCACCATTTTCCACCTGCCGTCCAATCACGTTTTCCGCGATTGCCGCCGACGGGAACGGCTCAACTTCGGCATAGAACTTCGCTTCCCATCCGAGCGGTTGCCATGCTAATGTGGCAGCTTCTACGCCACTACAAACACTTCCGTATCTCATTTTAATCCTCGCTTATTTTTTCGATTTCCACCATCGTCGTCTTCCCCGGTGTTTGGATGTATTGCCAGTCAATTCCGGCTTGTTCGGCATCATCACGACCGAGCAGTCGGGCAATTTCGTCTCGCAGTGGTTTGCATCCTCCCACAAAATTATCGTGGTCGAGCGGTCGGCCGTTATTGCCTCTCGTAATTGTGATTCGCAATTTGCCAGCAATCGGCGATATTTTTTGTGCAGTTTTGAGCGATTCGCCCAATGCATCAAAAGTAACCGGTTTAGGCTTGGCGGCCGCAATGCTTTGCAGATTATCGTTACTTTTGTTTTTGCCGCATTTGGGGCATTTTGCACCAGGGGCGATAAGATATCCGCAACACTGCCAGCATCCGGCGGCGGCGGCGTTAAATAATTTTTTCTTTCTGTCATTCATTTAATCCTCGAATAAGTCTTGTTGTCTCATGTGCTTGATTGTTGATTCTTGCAGTTGATGTTTGGGGCGATATACACGCTCTATGATAGCTTTGCGGTTGTTTCGCAATCCATCAAACAACTGCCGATGGTTTAATTCTGCAATTACGGTAAACTTGTCTTCCGGCAAATTATAGCTTGAGATAAATACCGGTTCGGTTTGCCTGTTACACCATTCATAAAAAGC